CAATTTCAACTCAGTCACCAACATTTTTCCCAACCAATAAGCGTCGATCACATCAGTCCCTGGCCCATCCAAATCCTTCTTCGTTTCTTTGAACAACTCATCCGGAAGCTTGAACCCGTCCTCAGATGCGGCATCTCGCATGTCACGCTTACTAGCCCTACCATGACATGCAAACATCTTCACAGACATAGGATCGTGAATTCTCATGCGCCCACCATCACTATAGATCCTATCCTTAAGTAGACCCGTAAGCTCCGCTATCTGCATCAACCGATTCGTGCTACTTGCGCCCTGATGAATTGCATACCCCTCAATACTGAACATTGAATCCTGGATCTGCAATTGATCTAAGATGTGTACAGTAAACAAGTTACGATAATGAAATGCACGTCGCACATCGTATGCATGTGACGTCTCATCCTTTCCCTTCTTCATTCCAGTGAGCACACCATGATCCGGCTCAGCCTTCACATACTTTTTCACATCATGGAAGAATCTCCATGAGTACACCTCTCCCTTGGAATCAAAGAAACAGAACCCTCCATGATTCAGTGATATGTCGCACCCAACCATTACCATTTGCGTTCCTTTCTGGGATCACTTGCATGCAACCCCTGCCACGCCTCCCACACCGCTTCTCTCAAATCATCTTCCCACTCATTATCCTCAATAACATGAACCCACTTCTTAATAGTATAAGTCTCACCCTTAAATATCACCTTTGTAGTCAGAAGCATTAAATCTTTATCAGAAGCACCCTGACACTTAGCCAACAATGCAAGATTCGAGTATATGTCATCGAGACCGTATGAGTATTCGATACGAAACAGACCACCACGATATGCTGGACCAAATCTAGTCTTAGTCACAGTGGAATCTACCCAAGTTCCTATATTCACCTTCTTTGAATTCTGAATCTTGGCCTTACCCTTCAGATAAATACGAACAGAAGACCAAAACTCCATACCCATCCCACCCACTGTTGTCTCTGATGCAAATGGAGACTTCACATTGGCACGTGTTTGATCAATCATCAAAATAGTGATGTTGGAATCCAACGCTCTACGACCCCAAGATCTCAACCCCAGATGAATCTGCTTAGCTCGGTATGCACCATAACCCTGCTCATCCATCTTCTTCTCCTGCTCAATCTCCGCAGGAAGGACTGTAATACTATCAATCACCACAAACTTCTTAGGGACATCCTTGCCATCCTTCTTCAACTTCTCCGCTTCCCTAACCAAGCCACCTATGTTCTTATCAAACATCTCCTCAATCGTCTCTGAATGCCACACATGAAATCCAGAATGCTTCATATTCATCCCACACATCCTAGTGAATTCTGGATTGATAGATCTCTCAGTATCATCATAGTACGTCAGATACCCTGCTCGTTGTGCATACCCCATGGTAGTATATGCGAACAAACTCTTAGCAGTACTACTTCCACCATAGATCTGTGTGATGCGGCCCGCTGGAATTCCACCTGGAAAACGATTCGATATGGCAAAATCCAACACCGTGCATCCTGTCTGAATCCAATCCTCTACTGGAGGAAGATCCTCCAACTCACACTCCTGTGACAAACTCTCTACTTCATCACAAATATCCTCAGTTTTCTTTCGCTTTCCTCTTGGCATACTAATCATCCTCATTCACAATCTCGTCATCCAAATCTCTCTGCTGACGATTCCGATTCCGAAGTTCCACAATTGCCTCCATGTTTTGCTCACTCTTGCGTCCCTTCATTGAACTCACGTCACCAGAATTGTAATAATGATGCACGATCAACTCAACCAAATTCTTGAGCATTGCCCGACGCTGCTCTGCTGACGTCTGAAGAATAGACATCGCATCCGCTGCCTTGTTGGACTCAATGTAGTCACGAAGTGCTTCCTGGGTATCTGGGTGAGCCTGGACTGCTGCCTCAACAGCCTTGTCCGTCACCTTGTCCAACCCGTATGTCTTTGGGTTGGTGCGCATGTCACCCTTCAACTTAGCCTTCACATACTCCACATGCTCCTTAGCCTTCTTGGCATCCGACCGTGCCTCCGCTGCCAGCTCCCCAATTTGACAGAACAGGAGTGGTTGCATAACACACTCCTGTTCCAGACTATCAGGGTCAATGGAGAGTTGACCACGAAACTCACTCAGGTGCGCCTTCAGCTCCTGCTCAGTCATCTTCCTCAGCCCCTTCATCTACGATAGCATTGACTCTGGAAGCCACATCATCCGAAGGACCCTCTTCTTCCCGACCACGTCTACGCCGAGAACTAGTTTCCTCCGCAGGCTCCTGAGAACGACGACGGCGACGACCCGTATCTTCCTCTTCCTGCACCGTCTCCTCAGGCTCATCATCTCGTGAACGACGGCAACAATCAGTGCCCTCATCCTTGGGAGCATCCCCACGAGAACGACGACGGCGACCACCCCCATCATCCGAACCACGACTACGTGGCACACCATTCACCTCCTGAGCCACTTCTTCATAGGACGGCTTCTTCAGGATATCTTCGAAATCCTCTGGAACATCTTCCAACCACTCATCCGGAATCGGCTCATTCTCGTAGAACCGGAAACCTTTGTACTTCGTTCCCAAGTTGGAACCGGAACGAGTGAACTCAATGTCACGCCCATTATCCGGATCGCTAGGATCAATGATCCCATGACGACGATCCTGAGACAGCTCCGCAATGTTGTCATTGACAACCACTGGTGCGTCATACCAACGCAGCCCCTTTGCCTCTGTGTCCTTGCTCTTGATATCCACAACCAAGAACAGATACCGCAGCCGAGGAGCCAGATCCTTCAGCGCCTCATCATCCGGATTCTTCTCCTTCATCTGCTCATACAGCTCACAGACAGGACAAGGCTCCCCATACATCTTTCTCCGACAAACGAATGTACTCTCATCTGCCCCGATCTTCATATGAATGTACACCTTCTTGCCGAAGTACGGAAGCTGATCATACGTATCAAACTTCGGAGAGATGATACGAATTGCGTTCGGACCATTCTCTGTCTTGTACTGTGAGATTCCCAACCGATCCAACTTCGCCGTATCCACATAGAAATACTTGCTGCCTCCACGGTTGTTGGCTTCACGCTGCTCGTTCTCAATTGCTGCTGTACGATCTCTACCTCTACCCATAGTAAATCCTCCAATTGTCCTGATAGAATGACTAACGTCGAACCATTCTTGTCTTCTTTCTCTCATTCCGCGCTGCACGTCTGCGCTTCTTGTTACCCTTCAATGGACTTCCAATCTCATTCCTCCCCAAAGCAAGCCTTCACAATCGATGCTGCCAACGCACTCTTCCCACCATAGTACACATTCGCTGAGAATATCCGGATCAATTTGGCAATGTCCTCTGCATCTTCTACGCTGCTGCACTTGCGAAGGTTCGTCAAAAAGAACGTCAACAACGCTTTTCTCAGCCTTTCTGGATCATCCTCAATGATGTAGAACAGGCTCAAGATCTTCTTCCAATCCCTCTTGCGTTTCTCCGGAACCCTAAGCAACATCTTACCCAGCTCAATAATGTTCGAGTCCTTCTCAGTACCCTTGACAATCAGCCGAATAGCTGTGTCCAGATCCTCCTCATCATGAACTTTTTCTAAAGAAACAAGAGCCTCACGTGGACATCCCTTGGCAACCATGGCCACCGCTTCAAGGATCTTTCCATCCACCCTCCACTCCATCGCTGAACAGGCACGCTTCAGAATCTCCATCACCTGATCAAAGGATAGCTTCTGTACAACGTAATCCGTGCATCGACTTCTGATTCCCTTGATGATCTCCTTCGGCGCTGTGGTACAGAAAATGAAATACACATCGTCCGGTGGATTGTCTGTGATGTCCAGCAGGGCCTCCTGTGCAGCCGGTGTAAGCTGATGACTCTCGTCCAGAATGATTGTCTTGGGCGTGCCATCAATCGTCGTCATACGGCAATTCTGGATGATCTCACGCACCGTGTCAATGCCACGTGTGTTTGCAGCATTATATAGAAAAGTGCTC